AAATATTCGTGATCATTGTTATTAACTTCGTGTAGCGTTAACTTTCTTCTGCTAAAATCGGTAGGAAATTGAAGCTGAGAATTTGCAGTACCTGAACCGCCAACAAATGTATTCACTTTTAGATTTACATTCGATGCAGATATTTCGGCAATGGGTACAAAATTTATTTCAATATCTAATATGTTAGTCGCTCGTGTGTAGCGTATAAAATCATTAGAATCAAAGTTGATAAACGGATTCCCGCCGTTGTAACTAAAATAAAATGCAGCATCCCCTATATCAATTACGTCATTCGCTGGCGTACCGGCAAAACCAACTCTTAAGCCTGCAGAAGCTGAAATATTATTAAATATAACGTCGCTTGTTGTAGCAATATTTTGGGGTGTAGAAAGCGTTATTGAACCTGCGCCATTTGTAACTGATACTTGATTTGTTGTACCGGTTAACGTGGCTTTATCTAACGTGTTGCCAGTGCTGTTACCGATTAACAATTGTCCATCTGTATACGAAGTCTGCCCAGTGCCGCCCTGATTAACTGCAACTGTGCCAGTGAGACTAGAAAAAGGATACCCAGTACAATTAACAAGATTCCCGGATGTTGGTGTTCCTAAGGCAGGAGTAACAAATGTAGGTGATGATAGGATCGCATTATTAATTGTCGGAGTATTGCTTCCTACAAATGCGCCTGTTCCTGTTTGACCAGATAAAGTTGTTCCATGTGTTCCAATATCAACGTAAGCCTTAATACTTTGCTGAGTTGCTAATGATGTGGCGCTATCTGAAGCCATGTTATCTTCATCAAGAATTCCGCTAATAATAACAGTTGTTCCACTTGCCTTAATGGTAGTAAATATTCCACTAGATGGTGTGCTTGACCCAATAGCGCTACTATTAATAGAAGCCCCTGCAATAGTACCCCCTGTAATTGCTACGCTACTAGCTGCTTGCAATGCTATTGAGCCTAGGCCAAGATTCGTTCTAGCAGTTGATACGCTTGGTAGATCGCTTAAATTATTTGTTTTTAATAATGCTAATGACGCTAGGGTAACCCCATTTAATGCTGTTGCGCTTGGGTCAGTAACGCATATAAAATCAAGTTCTGCTAAATTTTGTGCTGTTTTATTTAATACAGTTCCTTGGTCTTCTAATCCGATTAATGACGCGCCTGCGCCATTTGCATGCGATGCTAATACGGCATAAAGATTTGGTATATCACCGCCATCTTCCAACTGAACCCAGCTTGCAATAAGTGAGTTATAAAACTCTATTTTAGATAAAGTGCTGTTATACCTAAGAGAAACCCCAGAAGATGGGATTGATCTTTGCGCAGTTGTCCCTTCAGGCAATCCCATCCCAGCTGTCCCAGAAAGTATTGGGTTAGCTGAAATTGATATAGTTGGGTTTCCTGATAATCCATCAGCATTTGCAATTGTTATTTGGTCAGTAGTCCCCGCAATACTTCGAATAACTAACGTGTTATCTGAAGTTTTATTAACTACAAAGCCAGAAGCCAATGAGGATAATGGATAGCTATTTGGCTCTGTTATTGTTTCGTCAGTTAATGTAACAAAAGTTGAGTTGCTAGCTGCTGCTCCAGAAGCTGGGAGTTGAACAGTAGTGAAAGCTGTATTTGCAGCATTCATTGCCCATGTTTCATTTGCGCCTAATACCGGTATGTTCTTATCTTTTCCTGCAATAACTGCTGAATCTGGATATAAAAGGCTTCTTTCGTTAATTTTAACAAGTAGACTTTGAAATACTAAGACCAGATTATCAAATTCAGTATTTAGATTTGCACTTTGTATAGATCCACCGGTGACAAATGCGCTTGTTCTTTCTGCTGGAGTTGCGTTTGTAAAGGTAAGAATGTCGCCAGTTGTTGCGCCTGATACAAGAACAATTGTTCCGCCACCTGAGCTCCCAACACCAGTCACTGTATAGTCAGTTGTAAGTATTAGAATATCTGCTACGTCATCTGGGGTGCTTCCAGAAATACGCTGATAAACATTAATGTCAGCCTCATCATCAATCTGGAATGTATAATTAAAAATTATTTGCCCTGAGGTGGCAACCGCTTGTGTTCTTCCAATATTATTTGAGACTGTCATTATTTCGATATCCTATCGTCTTTTAGAATCAAAGTTTGATTCCATCCATTTGTCTTGGGACCTAATTCCTTGAGGGTCCATGTTTTCACGCAATGACTTTAATAAGTAATTATCCCATACATAGTGTTTAAGGATACTATTCCCGTATGGAATATTTTTTGTTAAAAGAGAGTACATTGCCTTTTCTTTCATTTTTGGCGACTTTCCGTCTATATATTGACGTTTTGCCCCAACTCCAACTTTAAAAATATTTTCAATATTAGAGAATAGCGGGCCATTTAAAAACATATGTCCAAGTGATCCTGAGAGATCTGAAAGATTAAGGTCATCTGCCACACTTTTATAAAATCCTGCCATATCTTTAAAGATTGATATCCACGTTCCTGGTTTCTCTAGCGATGGTGCTGAATATCCAGATAGATAGTTTTTCATATAAAGAGATACGTAGCCAAATGCTGTCATAGTTAGCATATATTCAGCTGTCATTTTAAAAGGGAATTTGCCGAGACTTAACACTTCTCTGGCGTTTCTAGCCCCACCGCTATACACCATTGATGCTAAATTTCTATTTACAAATGACACTCCAAATGATTTAAACATCCCGACTATATGCATAGCAAACTGCATTGGGCGGTTTAAATCTGCTTCACCGAAATTCATCATGAGTTTATCGTTAACTGTAGAGCGCTGAACAACATGATCCATTCTGTCAGAAAAGTAGTTTCTGTATAAACTTTCTACATTATTTTTCATGTTTTCAATATCTGTTTTTGACGTCTTATCAACGCCATTTTCTTTCATTATTTCAGCAACTCTTTCATCTGGGATATATTGAACTGAATCTGGCATTTGTATAATTTTTGAACCGGCCCCTTTTGTTTCCGATGCTCTAAATATTTCATGATGAACTTTATTGATTCCATAAAGGTCTAATATATTTCTCTCTTTTGCATGAAGATTGTCGTAATGAACTGATCTATTTTTTGCAAAGTGACGGCCAAGCATTGAATTTAACGCTGTTCTTACTGCCCAATCCCATCTATGAAGCCCGCTGACTGTTAATGCACCATTAGCAACTTTCTGGAATATATCTTTGTTTCTTTGGGAGTCATGGGGCAACGACTCATTTAATGACCCATTATGAACTGTTCGGAACACATCCGTAGTATCTGCAAAATGCTCTTTATCTTTCTCACTCATTCCAGCCAAGAATAATTTCAATGCATTACCGACTACATGAATCCTTGACTCCCCTAAGAGACTTGCCTGCATTGATAAGCTTCCAAGATCACTCAAAGAGCTTACAACAACTCCAAAAAGCTTCGTAACAACTTCAAGTGCCTTCACTGCATTTAATGTTGTTCCAAGTGTTCCATCAAGTGGGGTATAAACGCCATACATTAGGCCAGTTAATCTTTTCTTGCTATGGGTTAAGCTTTGTTTTTTTGTGCTATCTAGGCCAATTTTGTCATGTTTTTTTGCTATTTTTGCAAGATCATTATATGTCTTTCCCGGGTCAATTCCCCAGTCTTTAACCATCTCCATGTCAGCATTGCCGCTTATTAGCTGCCCCATGATTGAAGATTGTATATCGCCTGATCCATATTTCTTATTGTATTCAACAACACCTTCCGCATCAGAAAAATGAAAAAATCTTCTCGACTCTATCTTTTCTTCCATATTTGGTTTTGCTGATAATGTTTCACCATCATTGGTTAGCTTTTTAAAAATACTTAGCATTACGTTATTAACATGCGCTGCGTCATTTGGATCTATTTTGTTATCTGAGAATGTTTTCTTTTTATTTAGTTTGGGAAGTATTTCCTGTTTCCATCTTTCAAAACAAAACTTCATTCTCTCGCGTCTGAATGTTGATAGTTTTTTCTCGCCGGAATCTGTTAAATCTGTGCTTTTGCTTACTCTATCATTTATTTCAGCGCGCTCTTTTGAGTTAATTTTCATTAACTTTTCAGAGTCGTGGGTGGTTCCGATAATTCTAGATTTTAATTTTGGGACAATAATTCCCTGCTTTCGTCTTTCAGCATCTAGTTTTTTATTTTCATCACCAAAAAACTTAACAATCTTCCCAATTGGCGTGTCTGATTCTATGCCAGCATTATAATCTAAGATTGCTTGTGCTATTGGAACCTCTGATTCTCTTGAGCTCCAGATAGGATTGAGAAGGTTTCTCCTGAGAAAGTTTGATATTTTTATTTCAGTGGCCATCCTTGCAGTATTCATTGCAGAATCAGTTGATAATCTTGCCCCAGAGATTTGTTTGCTTCCACCCCATATATTTGCTGCAAGTGAAGAACCTAAAGGATTTTCAAACCCTGCTTTTTCATATTTAAGCATTTGATTATATTTATCTGCAATTCTTTTCATATGCAGAACCATTCGCAACTTATCTCTATCTAGCCTCTGCTGCCTTAGGTCTGCCTCACTTTTTGCAAATTCAAGCATCTTTGCCTCTAAGTCATCACCATTTTCTTCTGCTAGAGTTTGTATATAGCGCATCTGAGCACCTAAATCATCAATCATTTTCTTAGATGATTTTGTATTGAAGGTTTCTTTAAATGCTTTTTTTATCTTATCTTCGCATTTTTGTTGTCTACTCATCTACGGACCCCAACAAGCAAGTGATTAATGACTTCGCCATATTTTTAAATATTGGCATCTGTTTTATTTCTAAGTCTAAGTCTGCATTTTCTTCTAGAATATCTTTTGCACCTATTGATTTCATTTTAGCAATAGCAGCTTTCTCTTCTTTATCCTGTATTTGTTTTTGCTCTTCTTGTGATATATCATCATCAGGAACATCCTGGCTTTCACCTGTTTCCTGTTCTTGATTTACTTCCTCTTTATCTTCACCCTCTAGATTTTCAGGAACCTCATCATTCATATGCTGAACGTATCCAGTCATATCTGCCCTAGTTATATGAGGGCTTTTAAATTCTCCATGATCCAACGCAGTTCTAACTTTAACTGCATCCCTAAATCCAGTTACTAGTGCATTTTTTCTTGTTTGGTCAAATAAGTAATGCTGACCGTCTAACGTGCTGGTTAATAAATGCGCAGCTAATAACTTTGCTTGGGGGTTCGTTTCACCAAGCTCTTTCAGCCTTTTAAAATCTTTATTTTTCCCAAGATCAATAGGATCATTAATTTTCTCATCTTGCAGATCATCTTCAATTTGACGAACTGCTCTAGCTACTGCCGGATTGCTTAAATCTTCTGCTTTTACATTTGATAGGAATCTTTTCACATCATTGTATTTTGACATTGTAGATTTCATTTTAGATTTAATTTTATCTACCAGGCCTAGCGCTTCTTGAGTTCCTGTTTTTAATTCAGGCCTCTTTTCATCTTCAGCTTTTATTCGAGATGTTATAGCATCAATGGCATCAGACTTTGCTTTCCCTTTTAGTCTCTTATTTTTCTTGGCTACTTTTATGGCATATTTTAATTTAGTTACCCGCCGATCAATTTCAGTATTTTTCCTAACTGATTCTGGCACCTCATTCTCTGGGACATCGCCATTCTTCACTCTGTCATATAGAGATTTTTCACTTTGCTCATCAATTACTTTTTCTGGTCTAGAAAACACTTCATTAATATGACTTTGATAGGCTTCATCTGAGTTAACCATTTCCTCTGGAAGCGCATCTTTTATAGCGCTATTTGCAGCTGAAAAATCACCACCCAAGTGTCCTGTTGAGTCCGCTATTTCCTGGGGGCTTTTATCAATTGCTTTTTCTGCATGGCTAATAAAATATAAGAAGTTTAACGGAAGATTTCTTTTAGGGAGTTCTGGCTTATCTTCTGTTAGTTTGATCATACTTTGACCAATAGAATAAAGCGCATTATTAAACTTTGCGTTTACCACGCCTAAATTCACTTTATTAGTTGATAACATCCCTCTATATGTCTGCGCAGCAAATGCCTTTCCTTGCTTCATAATATGAGCAACATAGGGATTTGTAGAATTAACGCCGTTCCAGAGTGAGGACATTGCAATAGCTTTGTCAGTATCATTGCTCCAGACTGAGAAATTATCTTTAATAGCACTAGACTCTGAGTCCGTGAATTTGCTATTTGATATGTGGTATTTATTTATACGGTTTATTGTGGAGTCATCAAATTTATCTAATTGAGAAGCTACGTATCTAACGGCATCTGCATTTTGATCTGGGAATCTTACTTTGTCAGATATTGCTCTAGCACCGACATGAACTGCAGAGCCAGCAGCTCCAAGAACTAATCCACTGAATGTATCATCCCAAACAGTTTTTAATGCAGTCCCTATCCCATATGATTTTTTATAGTCATCATAAATTGTTTTATTTAATGCGGATGAAGCTACTCCACTAGAAAATCCATATACTGATCCCATTCCAGCGCTGGTGGCTATATTTTTCCCTGCTTTAAGTGCGAATCTTCCGCCTGGTGTCATTCCCATATCAGCTACTTTCTTGGAAATATCTGTAATAGCTTCAGCACCCCAGTCTTTAAAAACATGCTTCATCGCATACTTACCAACAAACTGAGCAGCAGCTACACCTTCTTTTGCTATTGGCCCTCCTGCAACACTAGCTACTACATTTGATGCACTTGGAAGGCTCCCAAATATTTCAGAAGCACCTTCAGCAAGTTCTGATACAGGAGTGTCCGGGCTTAGTGATAACTTTTCTTCTATTGATTTTTTATTCTGGTAAAGCTGCGTTAGCATTTTAGCATCATAAATTGTTGGGGAATTTCCTAGCTTTAGCCCTTTGTTTTGAGACTCTAAAGATTTTATTAGAGACTCTGGTGCTGGCGTATTATATTCAGTTATATTGTCTGGCGTATTACTGAAGAAATTTTTACGATCTGGATCTTGATGTAGCTCTAAAGCTTGCCCGACTGCTAAATTTTCAGTTCTTGCTTCATTAAATCCTAACTTTACAGAATTCTTCATTCCTTCCCAGGTAGATTCTGGGTGAATGTCATCATCAGTTAAGTCAGATTGAACTTTCTGCTGTGAGTTTGCAATATTTCCATCAAATTCTAAATCTAATTTTTCAGAATTTAAGTCTTCCTCATTAAGAGGCGGTGCAGGCTTTACAAAAGAATCTTTGTCTGCAAAATTATCTGGTTCATAAGTATATGGAGCTGTTAAATCAGACATGGCCACCTTCGATATCTTCTAATGGGACAATTAATGCGCTAGTTATTCCATGCTTATCTTTTCCAAGAAGAGCATTTCCTTTTGAGTCTTTATATACCAATGCATTCTGATCTGGTGTTAGGTTCCAGTGACCATTTTCTATGAAGTGATTAAAGACTTCTTTGTTTTGTGCGTTTGTATAGTTAGGATTTGTTGGAAATAAGTTGTAGTCCCATGCATATTTATTGATCATTTCTTTTGATGAGGCAATAAAGTCAGTTATCTTTGAGCCTGTATAATTTTTAGGCACCGCCATTTCCTGATCTTTGCCATTTGAAATATATTGATAGTTTGAAAGAATATGGTCTGTTGCTTTTTTAACTAAATCTTTTGAGTCTAATGAGTCACTTCCTTTATCGTTGCTAGCTAAATACATTGCATATTTTGATATGGCTCCAGAGAGTATTTTATTATATTGCGGGTTCATTTCTTGGTTGATATTTCTTTGAGATATGACAAACTTTCCAAAATCTGTAGTTTTATCTGGTCTATTTACTTCGTTATATACTAAGTTTGTAATGCCAGTTGATAAGTCTGTAGTTTCATCTCCATCTTTTATCCCTTTTACTGACAAAAGAGAATCAGAAGTTTTCATTTGGAACGCTTTAATCATTCCGTGAAGATAAGGGCTTTTGTCATCTACATTTGCCAACACCATGTTAGATGGGTTCATGCCATGATGAGATAAGTTGTTCATTCCAATTGCAAGATTTCTATTACTACCTAGCATTCTTTTTAAATTGTGTACAATATCTACAGTATCCTGTGGGGATTTAGCAGAATTAAAGTCATTAGCTATTTTTATTTGGTCATCTTTAGGGAGTACTTGTGAATAATTTGATAGCGTTGGGTCAGTTGTTTGAAACCCAACTTGATGCTGCCAGTGAAGTCCAGAATTTATAACATTTGGGTTAGGTATCCCAGCTGGGGTATTGTCATAGTTTTTATTTTTTGGGTTAGCAAAGTTATAGTTTTGCTGAGATGTTGCAATTTGCTTTACTGAATCTGATTGAAGAGCATATTGCATTGGGTCAGCAAGAAGTTGTTTTCTTCCTGTGTTCATATGACTCACTGCTTTTTGAATAACTTCGTCTGAAAGTCCTTGTTTTTTAAAGCCATTAATAATTTCATTCATCTGCTCTGGGCTAGATTTTCTGGCGGCATCCTGCGCTCTTCCATATAGATTATAATTAAGAATGGTTTTTTTGTACTTCTCAACTCCTTCAGGACCATCTTTTTGCTCAATCATCGCGATGGTAGTACCTTTTGCAGTACCCCCATGAAGAGCGCTCTGGTAGTCTTTCTTTTCCATGTCATTTATTTGTTCTGCAGATATTCCGCCATTTAGTAATTGCTCATTCTTATATGTTTTTAAGTTTGCATAAACTTTAGCTACACTAGATGGTGGCATACCTTTTGTGAATCGCTCTGGGATGCTTCCCATAAATGAATTTAGGCCTTCAATCCCTTTATTTTTATATGCAAGTTTGGCTTCATTTTCAACCATGGCAGTGGCTAATTCCACTGGGGCTGTTTTCGTGTAATGCTGGAGTGAAGAAAAATCTGTCTTTCCGCCAATAAAAGCCTGATTCCAAGCCTTTAAATTTGCTGCCTGTAGGGCTAGTGCTGGCTGATACTTATCATCACCTAGCGCAGGGTTTGCGTTTTTTACCGCGTCTAACGTATCATTTTGAAGGGTTGAGGCTGTGTCTGCCCATCCTATTTTAGATTGAGATACGGCTTGCTTTTGAAGCTCTGCATTTATCTTTCCCTGGTACTGAGATTCGTAATATTCAGAAACGTTTTTTGCATAATTTCTATTAAAGATATTGGTTTTAGGTAGTTGCTGAACAATATAATCATGAGCGCTTTTATTAAAATTGTTCATTGCTTCTTGTTTGTTAGGATCACTTAATGCTTTCTTCCCAAAATCTGACATAGATTTTGATATTTCAGCTTGTAGCGTGTACTTATCTTGTTGCGCTGCGATTTTAACACCGGCGTTACCAATGGCTTGCGCAGTCCCAGTAAAATTAAGGAGTGCTTGATGCTCTCTTGCAAACTCTGCTGACTCGTCTGGCGCAGCTATCGGGGTAAATTGAACAGAACGCTGATACTCTGGTAAATCTGCCATGGTTATTCGCTCGCGTTTATATTAAATGGGTTCTTGGTAATGTATGGGTAATCTTGAAGTGATCTATCATATGCTGAGTTGCTTCCAGCATTATCTGATGAAGTGCCTTTTTCACTTGATTTCATACCTTTGCCTCCGCCTTCATAAGCTGATAGAGCAGTATTTGCTGAGTTTTTCACAAACCCTGTCCAGGCACCAAATATTTGGGCATGTTCTTGTGATTTTGATGACATGCTTTCTATATCTAGATTATTTAATTTGCTTTTCATGTTTAGGCGAGATGCTTCATCATCTTCATCATACTGGCTGAAATCATGTTCAAATATTGCACGAACTGATCCTGAGCCACCGCCAACATTCCTAATGCCTTCTTGTACCGTAGTTTGAGCAATGACGCCTCTAAGCTGGTTTGACCTCTGTATTGATTGCTCTGTGCTTTGAAGCCTTAGCTGAACAGATTCGTTTCTTATACGCGCCTGTTGGTATTCTTCTTGTTTTTCAGCCTCAACCGTTGACCCTACTGCTTCTGCCGCTGCTGCTGCTACTGAAACTGTTGCTGCTATTATTGCGAATGTTGCCATAATATCCTCATATTGTTACCGAGTAACCAACGCCAATTATCGTGAATGGAAGTGGTGTGCTTTGAGATATTGTTATCTCTTGCCTTGGCGCCCATCCATTAAACATTTCAACTTCAGAAAACCCTGTTTTTGGTATTGGTGCTGAATCATAGGTATCTAAGTCTATTGTAAACGGTGCTATTAAGGTTCCATTAACTTCGATACCGCTTGTATTAACATAATCAATATATAGAATATTAATTGTTTTCGGCCTATAAATTGAACTTCCAAACTGAGCAGGTACAATTGCTGGCATTGGTATAATTTCTGGGCTAAATAAAATCCCAACTTCAAATTCTTCTGCTTCATTTGGGCTGGTTACATTACCAGAGCCATCAACTAGCGCTGTTCCGGCATAAATTCCATCAGCAATAATTGTTGCTTCTTGTCCGGCAAGGTTAGTCGCTCCAGTAATTGCAGTAGTTGGTGATCCAGACGTAAATAGATGCGTGTTATCTGTGTTCAAGTCAAAATTTAATGACTCAATATGCATATGCGTAGCGCCGTCATAAGTTCTTTCAATGATAAAATATACTGTCGCATCATTGCTGGCTACTTCCCGGAAATAATCACCTTCTTTTGTTTTTGAAAGTGTCCATGCGGTTATTTCTTGTTCTGGCACACTTTGATAGATAGCTAATGATCCTTCTTCAGAGCTCCCGGAATTAACAACAAACAACCAATTCCCATCTTTAATTGATGAATTTTGATATGTATCTATGCTGACAGGATTATCTATTAGGTGAGGCGCTAACACGGTTATGTTGTTTGTTTTATAATCATAACCTTGTGCAGCTATTGAAATATTTTTTATTTTATTTCCACCCTTAACTGGGAAAATAACCTGATTATCTAACACTACGCCATTAACATTACTTGAAGCATCTGCACTTTGCCTATTTATAAATTGAACATTTGATGGCGTTATAGGCTCATTTGAAAATAGTGGTGTGGCATACATTCCGCGATTAGTTAATATAATTAGTGTTTTAAAGGAGACAATATTCTCAATTCGTATTCCTTGCTCTCCAGCAATTACGGTGCTTACTGAGTTAGTAGCCAGAACATCTGAATCATCAAAGTTAAAAGATGTTGAACTAAATCCATTAAAGTTTGACCCCCATAATCCACTTGGTAATGTTTCAGTATTAGCGAACCATATTCTATTTTGGAAAAATGAAACTTTACTTGGCCATCCGTATGTATCACTAAAAGCAATTTGAGTAATGACAATTTTTTCGCCAAGAGCTGGGCACATTCTTTGAACCCCACTTATATTTTGACTATTTGCGGAGTTAAAAGACGCGGGTATTATAACTGTGGCATATATTGCAGGGCCACCACGTGCTCCAGTAGTTAATCCGCCAAGCTTAAATGTTCCGCCGGCATAAAAAAACAGGCCACCAGTGTTTGCAGTTGTGAAATAAGTAATATAGCTAGTTGGGAAAATGTGGCATGTCCCAGGTGTCGTTGTTACGCCAATTCTAAGAACATATCCTGCAAAGTTATTTTGCTGTAAAAATGGGTCTGTTCCGCTGGTGGCGTCAAATTGGAACCAGTAAGAAAAATAATCTCTAGTGAAATCATAGGTTGGGTAATTTTGAAACGTTGGAGTTGCATTAAAGATCCAGGTTCCAGGGTGAGTTGTTCTTGAAAGTATTCCTGGTGAGTAGTTTCTGTTAGCAATCACCATGTAATCACCAGTTTGCGCCATACTCAAATTGATAATATCAGCTGCAAGATATGGGACATCTGCTGTTACTGTTGCAACAAGCGTACCTTCATAAAATACTTTTATTGACCCAGCTTGAAAAACAAGAAAATATATTTTCCCATCCGAATGTTCAAACCACTTAGATTTTATTTCCGTATAATCAAGTGCAGTACCTATGTCATAAATAAACTCTGTGCCAAATCTTTTTTCAACGCCGCCCTGAGGTATAACAATTACATTCCTTAATCTTCTTGCAGCTTTATAATAGATAGGCGATGTTATTTGCGAATTAAGGAGCTCGCTTATTTCTCCAAATTGGAATGATGATTGTATTATTGTTTGGCCCATTAATAATTACCTTCATATCCATAGTCATTATATACGCCGCCAAACCTAGCGCCTATTATAGGATTGTTTGTCATTTGTTTTGATGGGTGAGACTGGCTATCAATAAATAGTGCTTGAGATCTTGCGCTGATTAAATCTTTCTCCAGATATGATGCAAGTGATGTGCTATCTGCTACTGCAAGCGCAAATCTTTTTGCTAGTAGAATTGAGAAATAGGTTACGAAGTACGCAGGAAGTTTAGTAACATCCGGTAAATATCGATACTCCATCTGCAAGTTGTTTGTATTTGAGTATAGAGTATTTTGTGAGTAGATTTGAAAATCAGATTCCGGGTGCATTCTAATATTTGCAAGATAGTCAGAAGGTAGCTCATATATATAGCGCCATCTATCAATTGGCGGGTTAGATAAAAGCAATGTTAAAGGCTGTATTTTTGTGGCAAAGCGCCAGGAGAACCCAGATATTTCACTTTCATACAAAAGGTCAAAGTTAGTTGATGCTACTTGTGAGAACTCTCCAGCGTTTTCAAGGTCGGCAACTGAATTTTTATTCAGAATATTAAATGCAAAATTTATTATTGATAATTTTGACCAAGCCATTTAGGGACATCCTTGTCATTTGCCTATAAAAAAAAGGGCAGTTTCCTGCCCTTAGTATAGTACATAATGCGGTCAATTAGATAGGCTAATTAGCTTGCATCATTTACCAGCATATAGTTAACAATTGCATCATTGCCAGGATCAGCGCTGAAAGTAATTGTTAATGTATCAGCAGTAACAACTGCCTTAACAACTGATACTGTGCTTGTTCCACCATCAACTAATTGCACAAACGCTAAGTATGTATTGTCAATTCCGGTTAATGTAATTGCCTCGGCAGCAGCGCCACCAGTAGTTGTATACTGAGCATTTCCACGAATTATTCCTGAAGACTGTATTCCTGGTGCTAGCATAGCATCAGTGATTGAATCATCAGGGATTGAAGCAGCAGAACCTGCAACTGTGACGTTTGGACTAACTGCCGTTACGTCATATTCTGCAACGCCATCTGAACCACGCAATTTTAACGTATCACCAATTGTCAGAAACTGGTCAACTGGGTTAAAGAACGCACTAGCTGCAATGTTTGCTAAGGTTTCGCTAGTATCTGTGTAACCAAATATATTACGAACCGCTTCGCTGCCGCCTGCACTAATTTTCTCGAAATTTTCTAATGAAAAAGCCATGATTTTTTTCCTAAGGAGTTAAAGTAGTAATTGTCATTGCTGAAGTTTCAACAACGCTTTCATCAATATCACATTGTACGATACCAACATTATCAACTGCTACGGCATTCGCAAACATCTTGCCAAGTACTTGCCATGAGTCAACTGTAGGAACTCTTTCAATTACCGTGCTAAAGTTTTTACCAACACCCATACCCATCGCCATTTTGTTCCACGCGAAACATGAGCGAACATCACCAGTTTTAGGTAAGCCACCTTCAGTCATTGCAGGAATAACGACCCAGTTCATGCCCATAGCGAATTTCTTATGTAGAGAGCCATCTTTAACAGCGTCTAAATCTGTATATCTGCTATTTGTAAACTGTACAGAAGCCATCAATTGTTGCTGAGCCTTTGCAGAAATTGCAATACAACGGTCTTCGTGCGGCACTGCATTTTCATCAAAGAAGTATACAATCTCTCTGACTTTGTCATATGTCATACCAGCGGAAGCATTTGCGATAGTGTTTGCAGTTCCAGAGGCAGCAAGCGCATCGATAATCAATTGATCTGATCTACGACCAAGCGCCATACCAACCAACATTGCTTCTTCTTCTCGAACGTCAAAGTTAACTAGAAACTGTTCCATGTCGTCGATTAAAGATGCAGCGCGATAAGCTTGTAGCGTAACATTTTGTTTGCTAAAGCCTGGATCTTGCCAGTTAACTTGTGTTTGAAACGCGTATTGTTCTGCTGTGACAGAGCCAACTTTTCTGAAAGATACCTGTGTACCTTCAACATCCGTACGTGCGCGCACTTTATCACGCAGCATATAACCGTATGATTGGTAGGCCGCCTTTACCTGCTCATCGAACAAAATTTGTTCAACATTACTTAAAGATTGAGACATTATGTCCACTCCATTGGATTAATTAAGGGTTTATAATTTTCTTAAATGTCTAACAGGTATCGCATCATGCGGCTGTTATTAATTTATTGCGTGGAGATTAAGTTTTAGCGGTATCCAGGGCGGGCGCTGTATAAAAACTAATCGATGTCCACTGTTTACATTTTAAGCAGACACCGAATTGTAAGTCAATGAAGTTTATTTATTGCTTTGGATTTGGGTTAGGGAGCTTTTTTTATCGCCTTTTTACTTGTGTCCTGGCTTCCAAAGTTTCCAATGCGCCTATTGTTGAAGCTTGGCTTTTTAATTTTCACATCTTTTGGGGTTTTTAGTCCGTCACATTGAATAATTTTAATGCCCTCATACATTGATGCAGTGTCTGTCATTTTGATCTCCTTATACTACTTGCGTTAGTTCATCGCGTACTTGTTTTCTAAATGCTGGATCATCTTTGTATCTTGGATCACGCACCTTTTTAAGAATAGATTCTTTTGTAGGCTGGTTTGCCATGGTTGCCCCAGGTTGTGTTGGTGCTTTGTTTGTGAGGCTTTTAATCTTTTGAAAAACTCTTACTGATTCTGCTGTTGTCATCATTTTTTGGAATGTTGAAAGTTCATCTTTAGATAGGGTATTCCCGGCCCAGTTTGAGAGCGAGGTTAAATCTTGCGCGGCATTTGGTCCTAATGCTTCGAGCTCTTTTTTTGGGTCTGGCTTTCCGTAACGTAGCCCTTTTGCGTAAGTGTTTAAAAGCTTATCTACGTATTCCTGACTGACATTATTTTCTTTAGCGTCTGTTAAAAACTCTTTTAAAATTGGGTCATTGTCACTTAGCTTGACGCCTTCTTCTTTGATGTTGATAGCATATTCATCTGGGGCACCTTTGAATGCGCCTAATTTTTTTTGAATTTCGCCGTATGCTTTTGCTTGTTCACTTACTGACTTATATTTTTCTTGCAGCCATTCGGGTTTCTCATTAGTTCCTGCAACATTTTCATCATAGTACCAGACAGAATTTTGCTCTGTTTCAGCTCCAGAGGATTGATCAACGTGCGTTGCTTCTGCCTGCTCTGGGACCTGTGTTTCTTCACTGCTCGTATCAATATCGTCATATAAGCTCATTAATTACACCTTAT